TTCGATGGGTCATACATTGTTCTTTTTAATCGGTTAACTGCATCTGCAGCACCTCTAGCCATTTGAATACCTTCTCTGGCTTGCCCTATATAGGGACTGTTCATCCCTAATCCTTGGGCTTGTCTTAGGTATTCATCAATTTGATTTAATTGGTTCATAATTTGTCAAACTTTATTATCGTCATACGCCTAATTAAAGCTTTTCTAGTTTCTTCGTCTAGATCCGGATACCAGTTATCAGGGTGGATGTTACTGGTTATCCAAATCTTCTTCGCCATGAGAGCACGAGAGGCACCTTTTATTTCCACTCGGACCGGATAACGATCTGTCCACCGGAGCATGTGCGAAATATCGATTCCTCCGCGAAATTCGTCGATAATAACATGCTCCTGACCATCGTAACCGTCCCAGAACTTGCTTCTGGGATCTTTAGGATAAGTGCCGTCTCCTCCCTGCTCCCATGCGGTTCGACTCTTGCCCGTGCAAGTAGGACCCCAAAAACAGAAGACTTCTTTAACGATCGCTGGAATCCTAGCATGATCGGCAGCAATTGTTCTGAGGGTCCTATAACTGACAACTCGAATTCGGGGTGGGATCCGACTAAGGTCTCCGGCCTTTGCAGCCTCCCAGATCCCTTCCCAATCCTCTTTCGAATTGACTCTAACGGGCTTTGCTCCAAACTCAAAGGGCTCCCCGACGCGCGTGTCTTCTTTCCACACGTACGCGTTGGCGCCTTCGGAGTTACACAGCTCGATATTGGTCTCGGGGAAGGCGTCCGCAACTCTCCTCCTCCGGACCTTCTTTTCAAAGGCGACGACACACTGATAATGGAGATATCCTCCATCTCCTCTCTCAAGCTGTCCTCTAATCCATGTGATTTTGTGCTGTCGTCTGAACTCGACTGTGAACGGAAAGGGTTGTTCTTCATATGCCTTAATAGTGAGAAACCATATCTTTCCTTGCATACCTTTATATATTTTATATTGAGGCTTATATAGTCCCCGCGCATTGACGTCACGAGTGGTCACGCTGTCACGTTATGTCCCGTGATGTCTCGCTAGGGGGACTGCTCATTGACATGTGAAAGTGAGCCAATGAGCGCCGTGTCTGTAAGGTAATAATAGAGAATGAGCTCACCAAAGTGGCTTAGACATTCTCTTGGTCCTTACAGAAGACGGCCATGCACCCTAACCCTAGTGGTTGTTGCGATCGGTGTTGTTTTATAAAGGGGCACCCGTCACTCCCTCGTGCCCTAGCAAGTAGGGGCACATTCGATCGTTGACCAGATCACCATGTTATGTTGTTTCATATTTGTTTTATTAATTTCTTGTTCCAGCTGGAATATCTGCTGCAGGATTCTCTTCGTCAAACGCAGTGTACTCCATACCATCCGCAAGACTGTACTCGTTAGCAGCATTTTGAAAGGCATAAACTTTCCTATTAAGATTCTCAGCTTGTACTTCTCCGATAGCAGCCTGTTGGATAAAAGTCTTCTGATTAGGTACGCGCATCTTATAGTACTCTTTAATCTCAATATTGAGTGGAAGCTTAATTTCATACGTATTATCGAGAGTGATTCCCGAAATCGGACGACCGAACAATGCATTTCCAGTTTCCACTCCCATTTCCAAGTCCGGAAGGACAGCACAACATACTCCAACTGACCATCCTTTCTTCATCTTGGAATAATTGTCTTTATCTGACAAATAAAGCTTATTTGCATTATACTCGACATTCTTAGGACCTTGTACTGAATGTTTACATGTTTCACCTGGTGCTATTTTAACATCAATTTTTTCAAAGGTCCATTCTTTATGTATCCCCTCCAGCATGCTTGGAACAAATGCTGGATCTTCATACAAACGATAGGCTGCTCCATTAAATCTCACTTTGTTCTCGTCAGCATGGACAGCAATGCTATCTCTCAAACTCTCCAGTGGCGCTTTATCTGGATAAGCCACTTTTGGCTGGAAGTGCCAAAATCTCATTCTCATACATCTCTTTGTGTTATTTTTAATCTGGAACGTAACAAAAGAGTTTTCTATGAAGAATTTCATGCCATTGGTCTGGGAAAATTCAAGAGTAGGATCCGTATCAGCAACACTGGATTTCAAATTACCAGCTATGTTGCTATAGTCTTTCCTAATCAATTTATCAGCCCAAAGAACACTAGCAGCATCTAAGAACTTCATAGGGGTAAAGAAGTTCCAATCATCTCCTTTACTAACTACATTGCCGTTCCCATATGGGATCTCAAACGAGGGAACGTCTCCTCTTGTTAGCATACCATTCCACCAGCACTGCGAATTAACCTTGTAATCCCCAGGTCGGTGGCCCAGTACAATAGCCTGATCACCATAGCCAAGAATCTCCGATTCCGCTTCACCATCCGCAGAACCTGAACGACTAACAAGCACACCGATAAGGCCCGACTTAGTGATACGATATTCCCCATACGCCTTATCGTCATCAATGACTTGTTTAACTTTCTTCTTGAACACTTTAGATACTTTAACATTTTTTCTTTTCTTAACATTACTTCTGCCTGTCTTCTTCATAGCAGCGCGAGCAGCACTACGCTGAATAACACCAGGCTCGATGCGCCCAATCCCAGCCCTAGAACCACGCGATTTGGCACTTCTAGGTTTAGACTTAATTTTCTTCGTCGTCTTATAACCGGGGCTTGATTTCCTAGGGGTGAGTAATCCGGTTCCTCCGTTGTAGAAAGGATTGTTCGTTGGGTCATACATTGTTCTTTTTAATCGGTTAACTGCGTTTGCAGCACCTCGAGCCATTTGAATACCTTCTCTGGCTTGACCAATATACGGACTGTTTATCCCTAATCCTTGGGCTTGTCTTAAGTACTGATCAATTTGGTCCAATTGATTCATAAACTTTTATTATAGTGAACTACGTTTAACCTTCTTTTCAGTGCCATAAGCGTTTCCGGGTCTATATCCGGATACCATTGATCTGGCGATATGTTAGACGTAATCCATATTTTATTAGCTAGCAGGGGGCGACTGGCTCCTTTGATCTCCACTCTGACCGGGTAGCGATCTGTCCATCGGAGGATATGCGAGATATCGATACCTCCTCTAAATTCATCGATAACAACAGATTCCTGGCCGTCATAACCATCCCAGAACTTGCTCCTGGGATCTTTAGAATAAGCGTCGACTCCTGCAAGGTCCCAAGCGGTCCTACTCTTGCCAGTGCCTGTAGCTCCCCAGTACACAAAGCACTCTTTAACAATTCCTGGTACCCGAGCATGGTCGGAAGCAATTGCTCTAATGGTCCTGTAACTAATAATTCGAATTCTTGGGGGGATGTGCGTGAGGTCTCCAATCTTCGCTGCTTCCCAGATTGACTCCCAATCTTCCTTCGAGTTAACTCTAGTGGGCTTACACCCGAATTCAAATGGCTCTCCAACCCTCGTGTTTTCTTTCCACACATACGCACTAGCGGCGGCGGACCGAGAGAGCTCGATGTGGGCCGTGGGGAAGGCGTTCGATACCGATCTTCTGCGACATTTTCGGTCGAACCCAACGAGGAGCTGGTAGTGCAAGTAACCACCTTCTCCTCTCTCCATTTGACCGCGGAGCCAGGTGATTGCGTACTTTTTTCTGAAGTCTTCTGGGAACGGGAAAGCGGCATCTTCAACTGCAGGTATTGTTAGAAGCCAGATCTTTCCTTGCATATATATATTATTGAGGCTTTTTCTTTGGGGCTTTATATTCGCCGCGCAGCGTGTGCCACACACGAGATGCGCTGTAGGGGGGTTTCATAGTGAGCCAGTGAGCTCCGTGTCTAGTAAGTAATAATGAAAACTAAATCCCATTGTGAAACAAGGTCATAATTTTCTGTGTATTTACTAGACACCAATATGCAATGAGCCCTAACCAGCTAAACCCTAACCCTAAAGAACAGTTGTTGCTAGGGGTGTTGTTTTATAAAGGGGCACCCGTCACTCCCTCGTGCCCTAGCAAGTAGGGGCACATTCGATCGTTGACCAGAT